CCTGATTCATCTGCTCATACGGCATCTCGCCGAGTCTTTCGATCGGGATGATCATAAGAGTAAGGGCTCCTGCAATCACCGCGAGACCAATACCCGCCTGGATCATGTTTGGAGCAGCCTGGCCAAGGACGACCGCAGCGATAACCAAAGCACCAAGCATCAGTCCGAGCGCACCCATACCCTGTTCCAGTACGTCGTATGGCATCTCGCCGAGCTGTCTGATCGGAATGATCAGGAGGGTTAGGGCGCCAGCGAGTAGTCCGAGACCAAATGCAGTTGCGGGCATGTCTGTCGCCCACTTCCCAAGCACTGCTCCTGCGATCACCATTGCGGCCATCAAGAGCCCGAGGGTGATCATACCCTGTTCGAGAGTCTCATATGGGATCATTCCGAGCAAGACCATCGTCACGGCGAGTCCGAACAACGCAGACGAGAACAGGCCAAGGCCAAATCCTGCCTTCGCGAGAGTCGCGCCATCAACCTTGTCGAGGGCGAACATGAATCCGATGATGACGCCGCCAAGAATGCCTAGCACTCCTGCTGAGGTGAGCAGCTTATCCGCAGGAATCGTGGACATGAGCCAAAGAGCGCCTGCGATGATGAGAAGTCCTCCGGCAATCTTGAGGAATGTGTTGCCCTTGGTAGCCTGTTTTGCTCGATTATTGAATTCGGTAAGGGTACCGGAAAGTGTTCCAAAGAACCCAGAGATGCTGTCGGACACGCCCTTGATGCTCTGAATCGTCTTGAAGAGCATGATGCCTAGGACGATCTCACCAATAATCTCCTTGATGAGGGCCGCGTCCTCCAGTGTGACGTTCGACATGAAGTCACCGATCATCGTTCCGAGATTTCGGAAGAAGTCACTGATGGACGTGAACATTTCGCCCAGAACTGGTTCGGCTTCCTTGAAGCCATCGATGATCCAGATAACGAGCGTCTTGATCCATTCGCCAACGCTCGGGAACTCTGCCTTGATGCCTCCTAGGGGGTTTTCGACACCGATGAAGAATTCCTTCATCCGCTCCTTGACCGATCCGATCCAGACCCACAGGTCTTCAAGCGGGGCGAATGCTTCCTTGATCTTTTCTCGAAGTCCAGTGAAACCCTCATCCTTGATACTGATGAGGACGTCCTTGAAGTTCTCCAGGGACTTGATAGCAGGGGCCACATACTTGTCGTAGAGATCCCTAAAATATGTACCGAGCGTCTCCAGAACAGAACCAGACTCTTCCACATCGGCTCGGAAAGTATCCCAGAACTGTCGGAGGGGGGATTCCAGACCAAAGAGATACTCGAACGCTTCCTCGATGTAGGGGCGAAGGTATTCGTCGAATGCTGCCACCACAAAGTCGATTCCCTCTAGGAAAGTATCCCAAAGGCTCTTTACGATCGGCTTAATAAACTCGAAGGCACCTGAAACGAAGTCGGTAAAACCCTTTACCGCCTCAAACACCTTGATGAACGTCTCTCGAACGCTATCGGCTTGCTCTTCAGTAGCCGCGAGTCCTCCGAGGTCGCGATTAAACCCATCGAGGAAGTTACCGACAGATTCCATCCAGCTGCCCGAGGGAGCGTCCGCAAATATGACTGAGAATGCGTCGGAAATCGGCTTGACCCACGAACCGATGACGTTCTTCAGAGTGCTTCCGATTACGAGCAACTGTGACATTGTCTTGGCGAGGGGTTTGAAGTCAACCGATTCGAGCTTCTTCCCCCACCTCTCGAATGCTTCCGCCATGGGGATTGCGTAGAGACGCTCGTACGTCTCGTATACGGGACCGAGCGACTTCTGGAAGGCGTTCACGACCGGTCGAAGAGCATTGAACACTCGACGCATCTTCTCATGCTCGATCGTAAATGCCGGAGCACCGATTCGAGCGAGAGCCGCCTTGATGTTACTGAGCGAGCCAGTGAAAGTCTCATTGGCCGCGGTAGCGTGCTCACCGAAAGCGGAGTTCATCGCATCGGCAAAGTCCGCAAAGGAGACCTGGCCCTTGGACACCATGTCGCGAAGTTCCGCTTCCGTGATGTCCGCGAATTTACCGGTGGCCTTGTAGTAGTCGACCATCGAGGCGGCCGCGTTGATGCCGCGCGAAGCCAGTCGGTTGAGGTCATCACCCATGAGGCGACCCTGGCCAGCAACCTTGGTGAAGACGCTGGAGACGTCCTCGTAGGAGGAGCCTGCCATAGCGGCGACACCAGAGATACCCCTCAGGGCGTTCGCCATGTCGTCGCCAGCACGCATACCCGAGGCAGCAAACTGTGCTGCCGCGATTGCTGCTGAATCTAGACCGTAAGCAGTGCCGTCAACGGCATAACTCACGTTCTCCATGACAGCAGCAACGTCGTCGGAGTTCTTTAGGATGCCCATGAGCTGGAAGTTGGCCTGCTCGAGGTTGAGCGCCCTCTTCTTGCCTCCGGTGAAGATCGGGTCGATGACATTGTTCATCAACTTGGCACCGGCATTCACAGCGGCTCCGCCGAGAGCGAAGAGCGCACCAATACCAACGGTACCGACGGTGCTGAACCTGCGGGCCAGGCCATTAACTGCTTCCCCGATGCCTCCGGCACCGAGCAGTCCTTCCTCCAGACGCCCGAGAGCGCTCAGAGTTTCTTGGGTTCCCTTGAGGAAATCTTCGCGTCGGAACTTCATTTCTACGACGCGCTCGTCAATGCTAGCCATTATGCGGAGGTCACCGCCTTCCAAACTCTATCGGAGATCTTGTCGAACGTGGGTTGTATAGCAGGATTGATGTAGTCGCGGCCTGCTACGTAGCCGCCCGTTCCGGTACCGTGACCGTACTGAAGGATGATGGCAATGTTGACGCCCTTGTTCACGTTGTAGTTACTCCAGATAATCTGGAGATCCACCCCATCGTCGATTATCTCGTAGTCCCAGCTGTTGGCCGTGATACCAGAGTCGACCGGAGTATGCGCTTGCAGGGCTGCAACACCGTCTTGGGCATGTGCGTCGAGGGATCTGAAGTTCTCCCCCAGAGTCATACGCTTTAGGAATGCTTGCAGGTTCTTGAACGATCCAGAAACTGTGAATGACCTGGACATTCGAACCTAACCTCCCAAATATTCCCGGATTTCCTCAATGTAGGGTAGCAAAGGCTGTGCTCCAGCCTTGCCATAGAGAACGTGTTCCAATTCCCGAAGGACCACCGGATCGACTTCCCGAGAATCGATCGAGAAATATGACGTGGGTCGATAATCCTCGACATCGACTGGGACTCCGACGATGTCGAAACTGAAGGGTGTGAGGTCCGTCGTTTCGGTCATCGTAGCGTATTCGTAGTCCAACTCGTCAGCCATAGCATCGTATACTAGGTGAATTTTGTAGTGTCGGTCTACTCCATCGCCATCTCCGACGAGGGTTCGATACGAGAAGCTAAACGGCTTAGACATCTGTCCATGGATGGTTAGGCCGTTTTCACCAGAAGGGCGCCCGTTACCTATGCATTGGTCAAATTCATCGGGGTAAGTGTATGCATTGATGGTTGCCGCATAATCGCTTGGGGTCGTGTCTATTCGATAGATCCGACCATCGAGGTATCTCGTTCGGGTCTCTCCATCGTGCTTCCTACGATTGACCGCAGTCAATCCGGACCACGGTACCCCAACCCCATCAAGGTAGAGCATTCCTCGGTCCACGCCAACGGAGAACCTCTTTTGGGCCGCCTGGTCCCATGTGGCAGTGGGGTTCCACTCGAGATGTTCAGTCATTGTCTACCCCTTACTCTTCATTTCTTCTCGACGCTTTGCGTTTAGCGCTGCTCGTTCGCTGAGCATCTGCGACTTCGGTCGACCAGACTTCTTCTGGTCAGTGTCGTTCTTGATCTGTGCGATCTTGATGAGGTTCATCAGTCTGGCGAGGGGCCATTTCTCACATTCGAACGGAATGTTGAATGCCGTCATCCAATAGTAGATGAGTTCCGACGTGACCGTTTGCTTGGCGCCGGTCGTCGACCCTTCATCGCTGAACCATGTTGCGGAGTGCTTGGCGTTCAGGTAGTTGTTGAGCTTCTTATAGTTCTCGTTTGTGAAACGAGCAAGTACCGAATCTTCGAGAGGGGTTTCCGACATCAGCTTGACATAGGATACGAGCTGATCTGTGGTTTTCTTCGTGTTCGAGAGGAACGGGGTTTCCCACATTTCCTCCCATTTTGACAGACTGAGGAGGGAATGCTCGAGACGAAGACTTACTGCCGGAAGCTTGTACAACTTAGATGTCTTCTCGTCGAAGACTTCCGTTTCCGGAATCTCAATCTCGAGCATTCCTACTCCTTTTCAGCTATCAGGCCCCAGTGAAGAGCGCCAGAACGGCGTCGGGGGTCGGGAACGAAGGCTCTTCGGTCTCGTCACCATACAGCATCGTCTCGAGCGCAGTCATCTGCGCCTCAGTAGCCTTGGTGGAGTCGACCCAGATGTGTGCGGTCGGCTGGAGGCCGACGACCGGGACCCTCTCGGTCTTGATGTCCCAGGTGAACGTCGACGCCTCTGGCGAGTCGTTGATGGTGTCCCGAGACTTCTCGGTCGGCTCCGGGGTGGCGCCCCACACGAGGTGGACCTTGTAACCGAAGTCGAGATTGTCGTTGTTGTTGCCGATCTTGGTGCGGTAGCTGAGACCGAACGGCTTGCGGAGCTGCTGTCCGACGAAGACACCAGGCTCAGCCTGGGCAGATCCATCGCATTCAGACATCTCGTCGGGGTAGGTGAAGGCCTCGATCGAAGCCTCGAACTCCGCCTGGGAGCGGATGTTCGCGTAGACCATGTTGTCCGCGTACTGCTTGTTGTCCTCACCTCCAGCGCTCTTCTCGGTGACGTTGATGAGGCCATTCCAGACCACACCGGGGAGATAGTCATCTCCATCCTTGGGGAAGAAGACGCCGCGATCGACGCCAAGCTCGAAGATTCGATCTTCGGCCTTATCCCATACCAATTGTGCCATTGTTTTCTCCTCAGTAGTACGTTGAGTGATTGTAGTGATTCAGGCCATCAGATGCAAAATATGACGTAAACCTGGTCATCGGAAGTTGTTGAATCTTCCTGGGGATGTCGCTGTCGGGGGACCGATCGATGTAAGTGATCTGGTATCGGTCATTCATCCTGAAGGGGATGTTGTCACCAAACTCGACTTTCGACGAGTCGATGTTGTAGACGATTGCCGGGTATTGTAGATTCTGACCCTCTTTGGGTTGGAAATATACCCGGTTTTTGTCGCCAAGTACCCCAACAAGAATTGCGTGAAGCTTAAGACGTCGCTCTAGGACCATTGTAGATCTCTCCGATTCGAATGACCATTCGAGGCCGTTGGCGGATCTCGACCTGCTTAACGGCCCAGTACCTACCGTTCCACTTCACGTATTCCATGTCGAAGAAGTTCTCGTTCGCGAACTTATCCGCGACAATGCTGAAGGAGTTGGCGGTCTTTGACGATCCTAGAACCGTTTGACCGCCAACTACCTCCAGCGTTTCTCTGATGACTTCTCCAAAATATGGCCGCTCTACGATTTCGTGATCGTAGACCCCGGGAGAGACTTCTTTCTCGGTGCCAAATCCGATCCGTCCAGAGAACTTAGCCATGGATCAGATCAGACTTATTCCTCGCCAACGAAGGACCAGTCGCTATCCACGTTGAACGGGAAGCGGTAGCCCTCGTCAGGCTCGGCGATGACGTAGTAGGTCTCGCCCGGCGTGAGCGCGACGGTACCAGTCACCTCGACCGGGTCGTTGGTCCCAGTGTAGCCGAGGTAGGTGACGCCGGTCACGGTCGGGATGAGTACGTCAGTGCCATCGCTGGTCGGAGCGATCGGGTAGACCTCAGTACCAGCAGTCTCCCAGATGGAGACGGCCGAGCGGTGCTTGGTGAGAGCGCCGGAGCGGCGGGTCTCAATCAGGTACTTGTGCTGGTTGAAGTCGATGTCGAAGTCCTCGAACATCGTCTCCTGGCCACCCTTGTTGGCGCCGAAGCTGTAGTCGCCGAGGTAGACCAGGACACCGAGCAGTCGGTTCCCATCCTCGTCGAAGTAGCCCTCCTCGAGGACATCACAGTCGACGATGTTCCTGACACCGAGAGCGGCAGCGAGGGCAGCCTCGGTCTCGTAGTAGCGACGACCCAGCTGATCCTCCATGAGGAGCATGTCGACGATGAGATCATCGTTGGTGTACAGGGTCGGCTTGCTCGTGCCGCCCTTGAGCAGCTTACGGGAGCGCAGGATGCGCTTCGCGAGGGACTTCGGAGCCTCACCGGTGCCAACGTACACCTTGGCGGTGTAGAACTCGTCGTCCGTGGCGATCGGGCGGATCTTGGTCTCGTCGATCTTGTCCGGGTTCGGCTGACCGGGGTTGGCCGGGTCCTCGTCGGGACGGTTGTCACCGAAGAGGATCGCGCGGGCGACCTCCTCCTGGAGCATCCAGCGCATCTCTTCCTTGACCCATGCGACAACGTCGAAGGAGCTGAGGTCGATCAGGTCATCGCGATCGAAGCCCTGGCGCTTGTAGATGGTCTTCGGGT